AGGTTTGAACTTTTGGTTGTACTACCAAATTCATCTGTACTAATTGTTATAGAGTTTTGCACAATACTTGAATATGGAGCAAATATTGCCGCATTAGCTCCTACTTGTGGAGCAACCAAAACACTTGTAAAAGAACCCATTAAAACTGAAGTATTGGTTATATTATCTGTTTGATTTGTAACATAAATAAGTTGTTTTGCATATGCTGTTGCATTATCATAATAAGGATTAACTGTATCTTCATAATTCCAAGGTGTTGCACCTGATATTCTATTAGTATGTGCTAAAAAACTTGTTGCGGTATTATACAAAGTATTTGAAGAACTTGCAATTGTTTCTAGTCCAGAACAACCGTTCGCCCAATAAAATATATTACTTGCTGTGGTTATTATTGTTGATGTATTTGTTGCACATGGGTTTTTAAAATAACCTCCAACATTATTATCTCTAACATCTTGAACCATCCACGAATCAAAAAATGGTGGAGTTTTTTCTAACATCTGCACAGTTTTTTCTGGATAATTTTGTATAGCTTTATTTGGATCATCAAAATTGTATCCTAGTGTAGCATATAGTCCTTCTGAATTATTAATTTTTGCCATAATTTAAACCATCGGTGGAATAGGTGGACTTGTTGGAAAACCTTTATTTCCAATATGAAAATGTACATCATGTAATGATACGTTTACCACATCTGTCATCCAAATCGCCATCATAACAGAAAATAGTCCTAATGGTGCAACCACACTACCTATTGGTGCAAAAATACTACCAATAACATGAATACAACCTGGAACGGCTACAGGTGTCGCTGGAGTTGGCCAACCTAATGACAAACCTCCAAATGAAGAACAGAAACCATATGGTCCTGCATATACGCCTAGGTTTGCGTTAACTCGACTTTCAGCCGTCAAAGAATCACAAACAATAGAACCGTTTACATACATATCAGAGTTTACATCAAGCGAAAAGGCACCTGATAATCTTACTGCACCACCAAAGTTTTCATTTGCTTTGAGTGCAATATCCATATCACCAAGAAATTCCATTTCACCTTTTGCTCTGAGATTATAATCACCTTGAACAATCATGTTATAATCACCGTCAACTCTAGTTGACATATCACCTTTTACGTGCATATTTGCATCGCCGTGTATTGTAATATTGCAAAAACCTTTGATTTCTACATTGTTTTTGCCTGCAATAATTTGGTAGTTATCACCATAAACTTTATATACTTGGTCACCATTGGTGTGCATCTCAATAAAGTTTTTTGATTTTCCATGTTGTAAACGAATACGCTCCCTAGATGGAGTATCATCCATTTCAAACTTATGACCAGATTCCGTTTGTGTTACACGGTTATATGGGTATAATGCAGGAAATTCTGGTGATTGCGATTCTGGCTCTTGCCATAAACTAGTATCCCTAGGTTCTTTGGGATTTTGTACATCATCAGCCATTATGGTCCTTTAACTTTTGTACTTCCATTATCACTTGATCCAGTCGTAAGACTGTTCGTAAGGTTTCGTTCAATCTCTTGCGGAGTAGGTATTGTTGTTCCAACTTTTTTCAATATGTCATCAGCGGCTTTAAGATCAGCTGCACTTGTTGGTGTAGTTAATCCTGTTGTTGCCATACCTGCAATTGCAACCGTGTTTGTAACAACTTGTTGGGTACCAACCAAAACTTGTTGAGCAGCAGTAAAAACTTCTCCAGCTGCACTTATTAAATCTCTATAACTTCCAGGTGGATCAGCAATACCAAACTGATCAAAGGCACCAGTAGCTGCGGATGCTTCTTCTGCGATAACTTCTGCAAAAACATCTGCAAATAGTGTTGCTATAGATTTTAATATTTGACCAATACAACCTTTAAACCATGCCAATACTCTAGCAGGTAAACTAAGAATCCATTGTAAAATGGCTTTTAATCTAATAATAACAGCAAGAACATATTTCTGAAAATCTAAAATAGGTTTTATATATTCTTTATATATTGTCTTTATTTCTTGCGCTATTGCTTTGAGTTTGTTAATCAATGCAGATGGCACACCAGATGGGTCACTCAATCCTAAAAATCTTTGAATTGCTCTGATACCAGTTCTGATAGCCTGTGCTATTGCTTTTAAAAACTTTTTAACACCTATGTTTTTCTTCAACTCCAAAGAAAAGTCACAAGAATGTGCTCTAGATGAATTTGTTGCAGCAGTACTACTATTTGCAACACGACCTACGGCTGGAGATGGTATTGTTGGAATACCAACAACTTGACTGTCGTTTACAAAATTTGGTCTTGGTATATTTGTTTCAACACCAGATGCATTTGTAGAGGCTAATTTGACATCACTTGCCATTATGCGTCCCTCTCAGCGTTTGATTGATTAACATAAATTGATTCACCGTAAAAATTTTCTCCAGCTTGAACATCCGCATCACTACTTGAGGATGTTGTTTTAAAAGTAAATCCTGACAAATCAACACCTGAAGTTGATGTTGCGCCAGAAAATGGTGTTGCAGCCACACCTCTTTTGATTCCAGGTAAAACACCCATCATAATAGGAAATTGTGCTGCATCACCATCCATAAAAAAACCTACAATCCAATCACCTATTCTAGGTGTACAAAATGTATCAGCGTTATTTATTGGATGCATGGCAGCTGCCCAAGGTAAGTCTTTGGTTGGTAGTTTTTGTTGGTTATTGTCGTGCCAACCAAAAATTCTAACTTGGCATCGACCCATACCTAAAGGATCTACACGGGTCTCTACAACACCGACCCACCACCGAAAACCATCTTTACCTAGAAAATTTTCCATTATATCGATTCACCGTATGTGTTGTTTCCATAAAAATCTTCATTGCCTTGTATATCTGCATCTGCATTTGTTGTATTTACAGATTCTTCGTAACTAACACTAGTGCCTTTATTGTCAGAAAATTGCACGCCAAAGTTTTTAATATCATTATAGAAAGGAATAATACCAGAATTTAGTTTATTTTGCAATGTGTCTCCGTCAATATTAACATGATCTTCCACAGAACTATCTTTTGCAATTTCTAAAACAGTTTGATATGTAGATGGAGCAATAATGACATGGCGAACTGCATTAACCAAATAATTACCAGAAAAAAACTTGTCTAATTCTCTATTAGTTTCCAAAGAAATAGAATACAAATTGAATTGAATAACATCACCTACCGTAACATTTGGATCTCCAGGTATTGTTATTTTTAAAACATTATAGTTGGCCATTGAGAGTTCAGCAGTTCTATTAGGTACAAATTTTTCAATGCCGATATCTTCACCTAGTGTTTCATCTGATCCTTTTATGAAAGGAACTTTATCTTGATCTTTATTTGTAACTACAAGTTTTAATTTTCCTTCTGGTGATTGAGTTTGCGTTGCACCTTTTCTGTTTCTTTTAAAATTTACTGCATCATTTGAATTTAAACGTTTTGTATAATCTTTGTTGTAATTATAATCAGTAACGTTGAAGTTTCTTGTTATAGGGTCAATTGAAATTAAGCGACTTGCAAATGTACCAGAATCAATATCTTCTAACATATCATGTGTTTTGATAATTTCATAATTTAATACAGTTATTGCATCAGATTGAAATGATTGATACTTATCTGGTAAATTTATTGACTGATATTTGTATTTTGCATAAGGTCGTTGTCTACCTTTCAACATCATATTAGATAAAGATTTGAAATGAAATCCTGTTTTATTTTCAAAGAATATCATATCTGCTGTATTGCCGCCATTATAACTTGGTCTTGCATAATTTGACAACCAACTTATTGCTTCGATTGGTTTCATTCTTGGTATAACAAAATCATAAAGACCATAAGTTTCTTGTATGTTTATTTTTGAAGAAGGTATTCTCAGCTCTTGGTTTAATATGCTTCCTACCATTTCAGATATTTTTTTATCTTTAAAAACACGCACAAATTTTATCTGTTCGGAAACTAAAAGTTCTTCAGAACAAAAATACAAAGTATAAAACTCTACCATCATATTTCCTGATGGTACTCTTGGTCCAATTTTATATACTCTAAATTTTTTCTTTACTCCAGAATTTCCACCAGAACCTAAACTTTTATCAAACTGAACCTCAATTATTTCGTTGCCTGTTAATTGTAACTTTTGTACTATACCTAAAGCGTCAGTAACAGTAACAAAACCAGAAGTAACAAAGCTATAAAGATCTTCATAGTATGAAAATTCATAGACTAATTGTTTTATGTCTAAAGAATCTCCACTTCCAGTAATTAAATTTAATTTTTCAAGAGAAAAATCTTGTGAAAAAGCAATACCAGGACCATTAGCCATATATTATGCCATTAATTCAAACATTTCGGATTCTATTTGCTCTGTGTATGCAGAGTTAATAAGTTTTATACTTCTTCTCTTTTCATTTAAAAAATCTTCATAATCATAAGCGGAAACGGATTTTTTAGTTACAACAACTTCTACCAAACCTGTTGCAGTTTGTACTATAGATTTACCTTCTACTGTTGAATCCCAACTGGTTTGATCAAGTTGCACAGAAAAAATAGTTTTCTTATTTGTTGTTAAATCTGTTTGTGTTATTGTTTTTTCATAATGATGCAAAAGATTTTGTGTATTAATATTAGGGTATTTTTTTTGTAGATAAGTTTCAAATAATCGTGCAGATAATGGCCATTCCCATTGTGGATCTAATATGTTATTTGGCAATAAAACCATCCAATAACGATAAGGATCTTGATAATATTTTGCCGCAATTATTTCTGGTGTATCAAAATCTTGAATAAAATTTTTGGAAGATTATCAAAATATTTTAATGTAGCCATTTTAATATCCTTGATTAATCATATTTTTGTCTATGAGTTCTATTTCTCTAAAATTCATAGTAACTGTTGTTTGTACTGGTGCACCATCTGTATGTGCAGACCAACCGTTAGGTGCATAATTAACATCAATAGCAGTCATAACACTTTCTGCAACTCTCGAAATATGTCTGTTTCTTCTACCGTTAAATAAAAAATCTATATCAAAACTATTTGGTATATCATAGAACATACCAGCTTTACCTGAGTTTATCGTTGGTGCCATTGCACTTCTAAATTCTTTTATTATGTTTCTAACTTCTATTGCTTCTTCTTGTGATGTTGGTGTAAAAGTAAAAGCTAATTGATATTCCCTAAATGTTATACCATCAAATAAAACTTGTTCTCTTGGATTTATTGCTAAACCACTAACATTTAATAAAAGCCTTGTCGCTGGAGAATCTACGATTGAACTTACAGTAGAAGTTATTTTACCAATACCTGGTACAGCACTTGTTGCAGACACAATTACATCTTTTAATGATGTTGATCCATAACTTGCAGCATAAGGGAAAGCAACAGTATCGGGCATATATAATGCTATTGTTTTTATTGGAGTCTTTTTTCTTTGTGTAAAAGAACTATCTGTAGTTGCTTTGATAACTGTTTGAGTTGTATCTGCAAGTACTTGAGCACCTGTCTTTATAAAATTGACTCCTTTTTGCAATGTATCACCACCAGATGTTGATGCAAGTTCATAACCACTAGTTATGGTGTTTTTAATATCGGTTACTAATTTTATAGGTTCAACTTTATTAATTGTGAAATGAATGAAATGGCCTTTTGTTGCAGAACTTAAATCTTTTGGATATTTGTATGCAGCAATGTCATAACGAGAGGTTCCAAATAAAACACCTAATGGTCCACCAGGTACATTTGTAATTCCTGGTATAGCAACTCCACCAAGGGAGTCTGGAATAGAAATTATGGCCATGGGAATCTCTTTTAAGAATTGAATATACATATTTATATGGCATACCAAGGATTATTCAAACCAAGAAATCCACAAAAATATGTGGGTGACTTCAAAAATATAGTTTATCGTTCTTCATGGGAATGTAGGGTTATGGACTGGCTCGACCGTAACGATGATGTCATTTCTTGGGCTTCAGAAGAACTTTTCATACCTTATATGTCACCAGTTGATGGTCGTAGACATAGATACTTTCCAGATTTTTTGGTTAAAATCAGATCAACTAATGGTATCAGAACAGAATTATTAGAAATTAAACCTAAAAAACAAACACATCCACCAGAACAAAGAAAAAGAGTAACAAAGCAATATATTCAAGAAGTTGCAACTTGGGGTGTTAATCAAGCCAAATGGAAAGCAGCAGAAGAATACTGCAAAGACCGTGGATGG